AATGTATTATTACGTTCAGGCGGCGGAGCCACAAACAAAACAACAACCTATTATGAAGATAGATTAGGTATCAAATTAGAATATTTTATTGATAATGTAAACATTGAAAGTTTAGTTACTAATAATAGTACAACAAGAAGTTCAAACGCTACTTCAGTAAATTTTGAAGTAGTAGAACCATATAGTATGGGACTTTTCTTACAAACTTTGGCAATTGCAGCTAAAGAAGCCTATGGAAATGAATACGTAAATTATTTAGATACTCCTTATTTGTTAACAATTGAATTTATAGGATATGATGACAACGGAAATCCTGTGGTAGTTACTGACAACCTAACAAGACACTATCCTATCCAACTAACAGATTTGCAATTTAATGTAAACTCAAGCGGTAGTACATATAATATAGAAGCTATTCCTTGGAACGAAACTGCATTTTTTGATCAAATTGAAAGAACAAATAGCGATATACAAATTACCGGAAGAACAGTAGCAGAAGTCTTACAAGATGGGCCTTTTAGTTTATCTACAGTACTAAATGCAAACTTACAACGTCAAACTGCTGAAGGTAAAGAAGTAGAAGCTGATAGTATTGCAATTATATTTCCAACAAGTGTTTCGTCTACTAATAATTTAGGAACATTACAAGCTACTCAAATAGGAGCAGCGCAATTTATTGATGTAGACAACCCAGGAGTGCCTGGCGCAGTAATATCAGGTTTTCAAACAGGTATACTGGATAGCGGAGTAGGGCAAAATACAATCGATCCTAGTATAAAAAATTATGTTGATAACTTTGTTGCAACACAAGGTACGCAGTTTGGTGTAGCAGAGTCAATAGGACTCAATGACTTTGGTGCAGCTAAAATTATCGATGGATTTTCAGAAGCAGGTAAAAGTCCGATGCCTACCGAAGGATCAAAATATAAAAATGATGTATTTGATAGGAGTAATATTACACTTAATGACGAATTACGTGTTTACAACTATGGACAAAATACAAAAGTTACAAAAATTATAGAAGATGTTATATTAAGCAGTAAATGGGGGCAAGGTTTAACTGAAGTTTCTCCTGACTCTAATGGTTATGTAGATTGGTTTAGAGTACAAAGTAAAGTATTACTAGATTCAAATAAAACTCAGCAAAGACACAGCGGAAGATTAGCAAGAACTTACATATATGAAGTAGTTCCTTATAAAGTTCATATGAGTACCATACAAATGCCTACTACAGGAGGCCCTGGATACAGTCCTATGGCTAATGCTGTAGCAAAAGAATACAATTACATCTACACTGGTGCTAATAGCGATATTATAAATTTTGATATAAGACTTAATGCAGCGTTTTTTGTTGGTTTAAAAACAGATCTTGGCAATATTACTGGAGATCATGCAACTGGCAATACACAGGATAATACAAGGCAAGGCGCAGTTGAATATGTGCAAATAGGAGGCAGTTCCAATGCACAAAATCCAGGAGGTTTAGCAAAAACTGGAAATGTGTTAACTTCTAATACTAGTTCTGCCGGCGGCAATGGCATTAGTAACAGTAAAATTTCTGCTGCACAGCAATTTCATAATTTAATTATTAATAGTGATGTAGATTTATTAGAGTTAGATATAGATATATTTGGTGATCCGTATTTTATGGCAGATAGCGGCATGGGAAATTATAATAGTACTGAAGCAGCTCTGTTTCTCAATAGCGATGGTAGCTTAGATTATCAAAGAAGTGAAACTAGTGTAATTGTTAATTTTAGAACACCTATAGATTATAATGAAAATAATACAATGTATTTTCCAGAAGATCAAAGTATAGCAGTAAACGCATTTAGTGGATTATATAGAGTATTGACTATTACAAATACAATTAATAGCGGTAAATTTACACAGAGATTAAATTTATTAAGGCTTCGAAATCAAGACGAAGTACCGAGTGAAGATTCTCAACCAATACTACAATCAGGTCAGTCTGGGCCGTACAGCCCGTTTTAAGGAAACGTAATGACACAAGATAATACAAAAAATAATCAAGTGACTAGAACTCAGGAGGATTCAGAAGCTGCAAAAAAATATGGCTTTAAAATAGGACGTATTGTTAGTCATATGGATCCTCATTACATGGGCGCACTAAAAGTAACATTAATTAATTTTGATACATCAGGAAACGAATTAGAGGATGAAGGCGAAACTGTTGATGTAGATTATGCACCAGTGTTTTATGGCACTACTCCTGCAGAACATTTAACGCCTGGTGATGCATATTCTGATACACAGCAAAGCTATGGATTTTGGGCAGTGCCGCCGGATGTAGGAACAAGAGTGTTATGCGGATTTGTAGATGGTGATATTAATAGAGGATATTGGTTTGCATGTGTTCAAGACAGATTTATGAATTTTATGGTACCTGGTGGTCAACCAGCTACTGAATTTTATAAAGGAAAACCGCCCGAAGGTGTTAAAGGTAAAAAATTACCAACCGCAGAATATAATAAAAGGACTGATGGCGACAAGCAAAAAGATCCTACAAAAAATAAAAAAGCATTAAATTTAAAATTTATTGAAAAATTAAAAGAAAGTGGATTAGCCGAAGACGACATTAGAGGAATAACAAGCACTAGTGCAAGAAGAGAAATACCTAGTAGTGTATATGGTATCAGTAGTCCTGGACCAAGTGATAAAGCAGGACCAAGAGCACAACGAGGAACTAAGAATAACAAAGCTATTGTACCAAAAAGTAGATTAGGTGGACAAAGTTTTGTTATTGATGACGGTGATGATAAAAGACTGCGTAAAGGATCTGCTCAAGATACTCCTTATGAGTATATAGATCAAGAAACATCATCTGGTGGTGACAAAGCAATTCCTCATAACGAAATGATACGTTTTAGAACACGTACAGGTCATCAAATTTTGCTGCATAATAGTGAAGATTTAATTTATATTGGTAACGGTAGAGGAACTAGTTGGATTGAACTTACTAGCAATGGCAAGATTGACATATATGCACAAGATAGTATTAGTGTTCACAGTGAACAGGATATAAATTTTGTTGCAGATAGAGATATTAATCTAGAAGCAGGTAGAAATATAAACACTAATGCTGTAGAAAATCAATATCATACTGTTGGTAAGAATATAGAAAATCGTGTAGGCGAAACATACAAAACTAGTGCTGCAAAAAATATTGAACTGTACGCTGTACAAGACAATTATGTTACAGCAGGAGAAAGAAACTTATTCAACAGTTATTTGCAAACATATGTTACTGCGCTTCAAGATATGCACGTTTTAACTGAAAAGAATCTGTTTAGTCATTCATTTGAAAACACACATATCACAGCAGATAAATCTTTGTTTATAAATGCACTAGAAGGCATTGAAGGTATTGCTGGAAGCGGTAGTATGAAATTAAAAGTTGGTACTAATATGGAAATACTTGTAGGAGAAACTACAAAAATCACCAGTGGCGGCAACTTTGAAACACTTACAACAGGCAATACAAACATAACCAGTAGTGGTAATAGCAATATAAACAGTAAAGGTCATTACGAAACTGCTAACCCGATTCACATGAACGGACCTACAGCAGCCAAAGCAACAGCAGCTACTGAAGCAACCGAAGCAACTGTTTCGGAAGAATCGAAAATAATCGAAGAAGTTGCGTTAGCAGCATTATTTCCTGCAAGAGTACCACAGCACGAACCGTGGAGTGGGCATGAAAATTGGGATCCGGCAGCAGTTACTCCTGATAAAACAGAAGCAAAGCCAGATAGTCAAGATATTCATATTCCAGTTGAAGACGAATCAAGACTAGCAAAAGACAGATCATTAATTAGTGATGTATGGGATAGCGGCGAGGGCATAAAATATCCTGAGATACCACAACGTGATCGATAAAAAGGGGGCAACATGAGTATTGTAACAGATGGAAACGGAAATCCTGTTAGAGATAGCAGGGGAAATCCAGTAAGAAGTACTCCGCAAGTATATGGAGTAAACAACGGTGCTGTAAGCACTACACCGATTGGATTACCTCAAAATCCAGTTAGTAATGCGTTGCAATCTCTAGGAATAAATGTTGGAGGACAAAATACAGACTATCGTAGTCCTCAAAGTTTTAGCAGGCAAGCTAGTAATTCTATTGCTAACACTATTGGCAATGATGTAAGAGTTAATATAAACGCGGGCGGTTTGTTTGCTAGGGTAACACAAGATAATACAAGTTTTGGCTTTGATAACGGAAATGCTGGTGTAATAATACAAGACGGTCAGCTTGGCGGGTTTCGTGTAGGTAATGCAGGTATTGGATTTCAAGACGGAAAGATACAAGGTATAACTGCTGGACCATTAAGTTTAGGTTTTGACGGCGCAGGTAACATTTCAGGCGGTAACATAACCGCTGGACCTCTAAGTTTAAGTTTAACTGAAGGCGGATTAAGCGGTGGATTTAGTGCTGGACCTGCAAACTTCCAATTTGGTCCACAAGGTATTACAAGTGGCAGTTTTAGTGCTGGTGGTATAACAGCAGGCTTTGGTCCAGGTGGATTTGGAATAGGCGGTAGTGTAGGTGGATTAAACTTTAGTATAGGCAGCGGCGGATTTAATTTAAGTCTTGGTGGAAGTTATTTTGGATTCGGTGGCGGAGGCCCGCACACAGTTGGCGGCAACGGTACTGGAGCCATTGATAGATATCAAAAAGAAAATCCAACTCAAGTAACTAATCCAACTGAAAGTAAAGTTGAAATAGCTATTGATACATTTTTAAAAGGTGGCGGCGGCGCAGCAGGCTTAGGAGGATTGTTAGCAGGACTGTTAGGCAGCATTGGCGGAGCAGCATTGTTATCAAGCCTTTCGGGAGATTTATTTAAAGCAATTGGCGCCAATGGATTAGGCGATGCAATGGACAAGATAGGTAGTTCAATAACTGGCGTTGTAGGAGATTTTGCAAGCGGATTAGGTGATTCGTTGAATAGCATTCCGGGCATCGGACCTTCCTTGTCTGCGTTTGGAAACGGAGTAGGTGCATTTGTAGGTGATATAGGCGATGCAATTTTAAATTCGCCACCTGAAGTTAAAGCTATAGTTGCTGGTGCATTTGCAACTAGGTTAAGCGGCGGAAGTATCAGTTTAAGTATTGATGATAGAAATGCTGTATTAGCAGGTTTGCAATTTGATTCGCCAATGGGACAATTATCAATTGATATGGGTACATCAGCTAGAAATTTAGTCAATATAGCAACAGCAAATAATATCACAAATACAGGAAATTTGCTTAACTTAACAAGTGCAGCAAACGGATTTAGCAATGCTGCTGATAGAAATTTAAGATCCAATGGCACAATAGGAAATAACACATCTCAAAATGTTGTAAGAGATAGATACGGAACTCCTGTTACAGGTCCTCGGTAACAATATTATAGGTTAATTTTTTAAGGTAAATACGTTATGGTACAAAAGATATACAAAAATACTACTGTTGGTATAAACACTGTTCAATCACCTGTGAAAAGTAAATCCTATAAAGGTGTTAGCACTGTTGGCCGTCCTAAAAAATTTAAATTATATGATTTAGAATTAATTAAACAAGACATTCTAAATCATTTTCATATAAGACAGGGCGAAAAATTAGAAAATCCTACCTTTGGTACAATTATTTGGGATATATTATTTGAACCTCTTACCGACGATTTAAAATTAGCAGTAGAAAAAAATGTTACAGATATAGTAAATTACGATCCAAGAGTAAGTGTAGATAAAGTTGCAATAGATAGCTATGAACACGGTCTACAAATTGAAGTTCAACTTACATATTTGCCTTATAGTATCAGCGAAAAATTACAAATGCGCTTCGACCAAAATGCTGGTTTAATTTAACTGCGTAGTTTATTCAAAGCGATAAATATTACTGTATTAAAGGAATATCTCTATGGCTATAACTGATAGACAAAACAAACTGCTAAAAGCCGAAGACTGGAAGCGTATATATCAAACCTTCCGCAATGCTGACTTTAAGAGTTATGATTTTGACAATCTTCGCAGAACAATGATCAATTATCTTCGTGAAAACTATCCAGAAGATTTTAACGATTATATTGAAAGCAGTGAATATATTGCACTTATTGACTTGATTGCATTTTTAGGTCAAAACATCAGTTATCGTGTTGATCTAAATGCCAGAGATAACTTTTTAGAACTTGCTGAGCGTAGAGAAAGTGTGTTAAGACATGCTAGATTATTAAGTTATAATCCAAAAAGAAACAAACCTGCAAACGGACTACTCAAACTTGTAAGTTTGAGTACTACTGAATCTATTGTTGACAGTAATAATCTTAATTTAGCAAATCAAAGTATATTGTGGAATGATACTACAAACACAAACTGGCGTGAGCAATATACAAGAATTTTAAATGCTGCATTACCAGTGCAAAATGGTATTGGCAAACCTTTAAAAGCAGGTTCGGTTAATGGAGTTACAACACAGTTGTATAGATTTAACAGCACAAGTAACACTGTGCCAGTATATGAATTTTCAAAAGCAATAGATAACAAAAAAGAATCGTTTGAAGTTGTTAGCACTAACTTTGATAATGATTCAATATATGAAGAAGCACCATTACCTGGAAATAATTTAGCATTTTTATATAGAGACAATGGTCGAGGACCAGGTAGTTCAAACAGTGGATATTTTTTACACTTTAGACAGGGTAAATTACTTAATAATCAATTTAATTTAGAAGTAGCAGCACCACACGAAACGGTAGATGTAAACACTGCAAATATCAACAATGACGATGTCTGGTTATACAAACTTAATGCAGACGGAAATGAATCAGATTTATGGAATAAAGTTGATGCAGTTGAAGGCAACAACATTGTATATAACAGTTTAGAAAAAAATGTTAAAGACATTTATACAGTTTTAACAAAAGTAAATGATACAGTAAGTTTAGTATTCAGTGATGGAATTTTTGGCAACATTCCAAAAGGTCAGTTTAGAATTTATTATAGACAAAGTGCTAATAGTTCTGTGCGTATTGTTCCTGCAGAATTTACAGGTATTAACGTAGTTGTACCTTACATAAGCAAAGCAGGAAAAGCAGAAAAAATATCACTTGTACTAGAATTACAAAATGCTGTTACTAATGCATCTACAAGTGAAACAAACGAAAGCATTAAACAAAATGCACCGAGTAATTATTACACACAAGATAGACTTATTACAGGCGAAGACTACAATGTAGGTCCGCTAAGTGTTAGCCAAGAAATTGTTAAAACTAAAAGTGTTAACAGAACTAGCAGTGGCGTAAGTAGATATTTTGATTTAAGAGATAGTACTGGAAAATACAGTAACACAAATCTTTACGGCAATGATGGAATCATTTACCGCGAATATATGCAAGAAAAAATTAACTTTGAATTTGTAAATCAAACAGATATAGAATTTTTTGCAAGAAACACAATAATTGATTTAATTAAAGATAGCAAAATGCGTAATTATTATTTAGATCAATATCCTCGCAATCAAACTATTAGTAATTTTGAATTAGCATGGAACAAAGAAACGTTTGATCTAAACAGATGTAGTGGTAGATTTATAGATAGTGATACAATCGTAGCAACACTAGGTAGTTTTACAAGCGGATTGTTAACATATGTCAAGCCAGGCTCTTACTTAAAATTTGAAGCACCAACTGGATATTATTTTGATAGTACAAATAACAATAAACTTGTACTAGGAAATCCAACTACTAAAGGTGCAATACTTTATAAATGGGTAAAGGTTATTAGTGTATTTGAAAACGGAACAGTAAACGATCCAAATACTAATTTAGGACCTGTTATTTTAAATGATAATATTCCAACAAATAGTAAACTTGTTGAAATAATTCCTGTACTTAATAAAGTGTTTACAGATGATACTATAAACCTGTTTGTAGAACAGATGTTTGCATTTAAACGTTTTGGTTTACGTTATGATTTTAACAAAAGTCAATGGGATGTAATTTTAGACAAAGATTTAACATCAAGTAGAGAATTCAGTTTAAGTAGTACTGGAGACATAAGTGGTAGAAACTTAGACGGCAGCTGGTTGATATTATTTGAAACCAATGGTGTTTATTATACTGTAACATACAGAGGATTGCGTTATGTTTTCAGTAGTTTAGATGAAATAAGATTTTACTTTGATAAAGTAGATAAAATTTACGATAGTAGAACGCAGAAAATAGTTAAAGATAAAATACAACTTTTGAATATTAATAATAAGCCATTATCTTTAGATTATTTTACAACAGATATTGATTGGCAAATTGTTAGTGATTATATAAACATAGACAATTATGTTGATAGCACAAAAGTTGAAATAGACTTTTATGATACCGACGATGATGGAATAGTTGATGACCCTGATATTTTTACTCAATTTGTAGCAGTTGATAACAACACTTATGTATATGAGAAAAAAATGTTAGAAGGTGATGCAGAGGCGTTTTATGCTGTTGATAATTCAGTAGAAGGTATTGTAGATACTTTTGAAGTAGAACAAAACATTGGCGCATTAAGCCAGTACACCGAAGGTACAGTATTTTATTTTAGAGCAGTAGATTTATTTAAAAAACTTACTGGTAATAGATTAGTTATTACAGATGAATATCGTGCATTTATTGGTAGAGATAATATAAAATTTAGATATTATCATGCTGCAAACGAAAATCGTAGACTTGATCCAAGTGTATCTAACATGATTGATACTTTTTTATTAACTAGATCTTATGACACAGAATATAGAAAATGGTTAACCAATGAAATTGTTGATAAACCTCTGCCGCCGAGTAGTGATGAATTGTTTATACAATATGGACAAGAAATCAACAAACGTAAAAGCATAAGCGATGAAGTAATATATCATCCGGTAAAATACAAAGCATTATTTGGTAACAAAGCTGCTGTTGATTTACAAGCAAAAATTAAGATTGTTAAAAATAACGAACAAGTATTAAATGACAATGATGTAAAAGCTAGAGTTATTACTGCTATTAACACATTTTTTAGTTTAGAAAATTGGGACTTTGGAGAAACGTTTTATTTTAGTGAACTTTCTACTTATATTGTTTCTAAATTAAGTCCAGATATTGCCAGCATCGTATTAGTGCCGGTTCAAGAAAATCAAAGTTTTGGTAGTCTTTATGAAATTAAAGCGGAAAGCAATGAAATATTTGTTAGCGCAGCAACAGTAAACGACATTGAAATTATCGATGCTATTACAGCAACAAGATTAAAAGCTACCGGACAAGTAGTTACAGCAACAAATACTGAAAATGTTAACATTCAAAGTAGTACATTAAGTGAATAACTAGAGGAATAAGACAGTATGGCATACGAAGACCAGCAACCAGAATTTCCAGTTGGTGATAACAGTAAAAAAAGTAGTAGGTTCTTACCTCGTTATTTTAGAACAAGTACTAATGAAAAACTTACAAGTTCTACAATTGATCAATTATTTTCTTCGGGTGCAGTTGAAAAAATAAATGCATTTGTTGGAAGAAAAAATGCAAAAGCAAATGCAAACAATAGTACATATCTTACTGAAATAAATTCTCTAAGATCAAATTATCAATTAGATCCTAGTGTAAACATCAGAGACGATTTAGGCAATATTACTTTTCATAAGGATTATATTGACTATATAGGGCAAATAAAAAGTTTTTATAGCAACACAAGCAATCACAGTAAACTAAATGAACAAGAAATATATTCTTGGAACCCTCATATTGATTTTGACAAATTTACAAATTTTCGTGAATATTACTGGTTACCTAACGGTCCTCAAGTTGTAACTGTTCCTGGCAATTCGCGTGATGTCGAAAGCACATACAAAATCAACGTAGTTGAAGAAACAGACAATTTTGCATATTTATTTACACCAGATAAACTTACTAGAAATCCTTTGCTTAACTTGTATAGAGGGCAGACATATAGATTTGAAATAAATGCAGAAGGAAATCCTTTTGCTTTTGCAATAAGTAGAGAATTTTTACCTGGACTTACATTTGAAGATAGTGTAACAAACGAAAGCACATTATATACAGACGGTATTGTAACGACAGATGCAGATGCAGATGGTTATGTAAGCAAAGGTGTAATTGAGTTTACAGTGCCTGAAAATGCTCCAGATGAACTTTTTTATATTAGTAAAGAAGATATTAATACAAGCGGACTTATAAGAATATCGACTATTGAAGAAAATAGTTTTATTGATATAGATAAAGAAATTTTAGGCAAAGTAAGTTACACAACTGCTGATGGGTGGAATTTATCTAATGGCATGAAAGTGCAATTTACCGGAACAGTAATTCCTGAAAAATATCAAGATGGTGTGTTTTATGTTGACGGCGTAGGCAAAGAAATTGTTTTAATTTCTGTTGATGATTTAAGCACAGCAGATTTGCTTTTAGGCGACGAAGATGTAGCGTTTGATGTATATGGGTTTGATAGATTGCCTTGGAGTACAGCACTTGGTTATCCTGCTGTAAAAGATTATATTGTAAGTAATCGTTCTAGTGTAGACAAAAACCCTTGGGCAAGATACAACAGATGGTTCCATATAAGTGTAATCGAACAAAGTGCAAAAATTAATAATCAAGAATATACGTTGCCTGCAAACAGTAGAGGAAAACGTCCAATTATTGAATTTAAGCCAGGCATCAAAATGTATCATAACGGTACTGTATGTAAAGATCCGATTGATCTAATAGATGACTGGACAAATGATATATTTTCTATTATCGAAGGACAAGAAGGTTACAATATTGACAATGTAAATTTAGTAGACGGAATGCGTATTTTGTTTACTAATGATTCAGACACTGTAGTGAATAATAAAATTTATGTAGTGAATTTTATAAAATTTCAAAACAAAACACAAATTAGTTTAATAGAAGCAACTGATAGCACAGCATCTGAAAATGATATTGTTTTAATAAAAGACGGCAAAGTAAATGCAGGTAAACAATATTTCTTTGATGGTACTAAATGGAAAAAAGCACAAGAAAAAACTTCAGTAAATCAAACACCTGTATTTGATATATTTGATAAAACAGAAACAAGTTATAGTAATACAACGTATTACGAAAGCACTACGTTTACAGGCAATAAGATTTTTGCTTACAAAGAAGGCACAGGAGCACTTGATAGTGAATTAGGATTTCCTGTAACATATAAAAATATAGATAACGTAGGCGATATTGTATTTGAGTTTGATTTGTTAGCTCAAAAAGATAGCTACATTCAAGACGAGGAAAATATAGATTTACTTGCTAGTCAAGGTTTTGTGAAAATTACCGATAGTTATGATAAAGAAACCTTATACGAAAATGCTTGGAAAAAGCATTATACAAAAAGTAGGCAGGCTGTAATCATTGATGTGCAAGGAGCAAATCAAACAAATAATTTTGAAATAGATTGTTTTACAAAAAGTAACACACTCTCAGACTTA